TAGATGACAGAGCAAGAAATCAAGCACACCTACACGATGGCAATACTATTTGGTATGTGGCTCAAAGAACCAGGACAAAGAAAGAGACTTTCCAAAATGGATATTGTGGACCTATTCGATGAATGGATAAAGTTAATTGCCAAAGACCTTGCTAAAGATGAATAAAATAAAAGTATCACTTGACTATTCAACAATAACGGTAAAGCAGTATGTTGACTTTATCTCAAACGAAGGTAATGAAGTAGGTCAAGTGTCCGCTATTCTCGGACAGTCAAAAGACTTTGTCAGGCAGTTAGCACCTGATCAGTTGCAAAATGCAATTAATGCATTTAAGTCAGTTATAGAACAACCACAAGCTAACAAACAAAACAAGTGGAAGGACTATGGATTCGTACCCGACATTAACGCTATCTCATTTGGTGAATGGCTTGACCTGGATAGTAACTGCAAAGACTTTCCAAAGAATCTTAATAAGATACTTGCGATTCTTTATAGACCAATCTCAAATCAGTTAGGCAATAAGTACACCATTGAGCCGTACACTTCAGCACATTTAAAAAATGCAGATGACTTTAATGAGATGCCGTTATCAATTGCCAATGGTGCGTTGGTTTTTTTTTCGACTATCGAAAAAGAATTGGTGAACACTTTGCTTCAGTTTTTGGATTCACAAGTGACGAAGAACTTGAAGGAGGCGATGACGATGATGGAGGAGGCATTGCAACATCAGAACTCTCAAATAAGTACGGATGGTTTCACGTCATAGAGGAGTTAGCTGATAGGGATATAACTAAATTTGATGCCATCACTAATACGCAAGCATCAACCATCTTTGCGCATCTATCTTACCGGATAGATTATTTTAACTTTCAGAAACAATTGCTGACTAAAAACAATCATTAAAGCTACTTAATTAATATGAGCGCATCTTCACTATACACTTACAACGTAGTCATTGGTAAATTCGAGCAATTTGCGAATAGCCACGCATTGATACGTAGGTTCACACACGGCCAAATATCTCAAGCGGATTTGGAAAAGGAGGGTGAATGGCCTTGGATGCACGTTACCCCTACTTCATTTTCATTTGATGCGGGATCCTTAACGTATTCGTGGGATGTCTATTTTTCCGACATACCACGTGATAAGGAGTTAAAGACTGAATATCAAAGGCAATCAATGAGTGAATGCATCCAGTTGGCAGGGGACTTTGTTGCGATGTTGGAAAATGGAACAATCTTCGATGAGTCAGTAGTGTTAGGCAAACCAATTTCAGCGCAGCCATTCATTGAAGAATTCTCGCACGTGTTAACTGGCGTTCAATTGTCAATTGACATCACAGTTGATTACGAATGGAACGCTTGTATTATTCCATATACTGGCCAAACAGTTGATGTTTATTCGCAGGTAATAGATTTTGAAGCTTATCCAGTATATAACTCAATTCGTTATTTATGCGATGGTGAACAAGTAGCGGTATGTTATAGCGGAGGTGGAGAAGACAACATCACTGATTTGGTGGCTTTGTTCAATACTAATCCTGGCACTAATCCATCTTGTGAAAATCCTGAAGTCTGTTATTGTTGGTCAAATTACGGAACGTATTACGACAATGGAGATGGTAGGATAAGATGCGAAATGCCTATTGAGGTTGCCAATACTTTATGTGCAGGAGGTGAATTAACTTTAGATGTAATTCGTGATTAATGAAGAAGCTACAATGGACAACCAATAACCCATCAGCGACAACCGATTATCTTGCAGCTGATAATACGTGGAAAACTATTCCAGGCGGTGGTAGTGGAATACCAAAGGGGACAACTTCAGGCACTGATACTTACACGACAACCATAGGCGGTGTGACTGCTTACAATGATGGTGATGCCTATTTAATTCGATTCTCCATTGGCAATACAACTGGATGCACCTTGAATATCAATTCGCTTGGAGCGAAAGATTTGTATCGAAACAATAACGGCTTGTTGATAGGTGGTGACATCATTGATGGTGCTGAAATGTTCTGCATTTACAACACGGGAATGAATGGGTTTCAAGTTATTGGTACTGCACCAAACACATTGCTTGCATACGTGACCAATGTCAACGGATCAACAATAACGAGAGGACAACCAGTCTACGCATTTGGTGGGCAAGGTGATAGATTAACTGTGAAGCTTGCATCTAACTCAACTGATGCTACATCTGCTCAGACCGTTGGATTGGTGGTGTCAGCTTCAATAGCCAACAATCAGAAGGGGTTAATAATCGTCAATGGGTTACTTGATGGATTAAGCACATTACCTACTTCAACTTTTGCGGATGGTGACGCTATCTATCTTGGAGCAACGGCAGGAACAATTACGAATGTTAAACCAACTGCTCCTAATCATTTGGTGTATCTTGGATTTTGCACAACTGCCAACAATGGTAGCGCAGGACGTATGTATGTGAGAGTTCAAAATGGTTATGAATTGCAAGAATTGCACAATGTCAAAATCACATCAGTTGCAAATGATGACATCTTAAAATACAACTCATCTAATTCGCTTTGGGAAAATAGCAACGTGCTATCAACTAAACAAGATACAATAACTGGAGCAGCATCAACCATTACAACTTCAAATCTAACTGCATCACGTGCGTTGATTTCTGATGGTAGTGGCAAGGTTGCAACCAATGCAGTAACATCAACTGAATTGGGTTATTTGAGTGGTGTTACTTCTTCAATTCAAACGCAATTAAATGCGAAATTATCAGTAGCGCAATCAATATTATCAGGCAATTTATTGGGTGCTTCAATCGCAGCAGGAGCAACAAGTTATGCGTGTTTTTTTATTGGCGCACCAGTATCAGTTGTATCGGAATGGCAGAGAAGAAATTTGATGCCAATTGGAGGTACGTTGAAGAACTTTTATGTGAATAATGGTAACCAACCCGCAACTGGAAGTTTGGTCTATACAATTAGAAAAAATGGAGCAGATACGGCATTTGTAATAACAGTTGCAGCAGGATCATTGAGCGGTGTCTTTTCAAATACGACATCAACTCTTTCGGTTGTGGCAGGTGATTTCATCGGGTTTAAAATAACAAACAATGCGAGTACTGGAAGCGGTGCTATCATTGGCGTTTCAATTGTTTTAGAAATATGAAATACACAATAATTACTCAAGGTGACGTTCAGATTTTGGAGGTATTAAATCACAATATCTTTTTTGGTTGGGATATGTCAGATGACTACATTGACTTTAGAAATGCATTGGAGGAGAAAGGAGTTGAAGTCTTTGTTGACCTACTTATAGCAGATAGTAACACGGCATTTTTAAAATTCATCAATGGCATCTAATCCACTCACACAATTAATGAATGAGTTTGGTCAAGAGGTTGTCGAAAAGGCAATGCTCAATCTTGGCGTTTATCGAACTGTGAATGGAAAGAAAAGGAGAGCAGTTGCATCTGATACGTTACGCAAGTCGTTAGCATTTCGTTACGACAATAGATATAAGCGCATTGATTTTTTTGCGAAGGGCAAAGCAGCGGATTATGCCTACTATGTAGAGGAAGGAAGGAAGCCAGGTCGCAGACCTCCAACGGATGCAATCTTGCAATGGATGAAAATTAAAAAGATTTCACCACGCAATGAGAATGGCTCATTTAAAAAGTTCAAAACACCAAAGGCGAGAGAAAACGCAATGGAGGCAATTGCATACAATATCAGTATGTCAATTGGTAGAAGGGGAATCAAACCCCTATTTTACTATCGTGATGCAGTCAATGAAACTTTGGTTGATTTTAATGACAAATTCATTGAGGTTTTGAAAAGCGAAATCACAATAGCAATCGAAGAAAATTTAGCAGGTACAATAAAGATTTAAGATATGGCATATAACACGGCAATAAAGGGACTTTCAGCGCAAGGAATTGACGCATTTACTGGAATGTGTTTCAGTAATAATGATGTTTCATTTACAATGACATCAGATCAATTTGCTAATCCAGGTTTCAAATACATAGTGGAACTAACCGATAACTTAACGAGTAAGATTTACACTTTTTATATAGCACCAAATGCGGTAGGTAGTGGTGTATTTAACGCAAAGACCATCTTTAACCAATTGGTTAGAACTGATGTTACATTGCCTGATTCAGACGATGTGATAATTCAGATTACTGACGCATTTGTTATTAATGATAATTTAGTAAACAACTTCACCATTGAATTGTACGAAGGCTATGATGTGGCGGGTGTGTTTACTGAAGACCCATCTGTATTGGTGGCATATAATTTAATGTGTGTGTACGGAAAGGGCAAGAGCAACTACTTGGTAATGGGTACAAACGACACTAAACCAATTGCACTTTCACAATGCTACGACAACACCATTGGATTCAATGCTGAAACGGTAGCTACTCGAATAAACTTACCTTTGTTTTTAACGGAAGAAGTTATCAATTGGCAACGCATATCAAGGTCAAATGTATTGGGTGCGCAAGATAGCGCATTTAAAATTTTGAGTTGGATTGCAGACGATGGAACGTATGTAAATCAAAACTATCCGTACACCACAATAACTAAATTTCTATACATTTTTTACGAAGATAACTTTGATGAAATCACTCAAATAGAAATACCAATGGAGTATCTGGAAGGTGGTTTGATTCATATTCCTGCTGGTCTAAAAAATTTATTTCAAGGAGAATATTTGAGTCAAGGTGAAGCGGACAGAACTTTATTTTACACAATTGTTGGAATTGACGATGAAGGAACTGAAATAACTGCCAAATACGGATTTTATGTTGATGAAGATTGTAAGTACAATCCAGTTCACGTGTATTGGCTTAATCAGATGGGTGGTTGGGATAGTTACTCTTTCATCAAGAAAAACGAAAGGTCAATTGATGTAGAAAAGAAAAGGTATAAGACCTATCTCGGTAACTATAATACGGCCAATGTTGAAACACCATTTGATACAAAGAATTATTCAAGGTCAATCAATGAGCGTGAGCCAATAGTTAAGACATTCATCAACTTAACGAGCGATTGGATAACGGAATCTGAATTCAAATGGATGAAAGATTTATTCTATTCAAAATCAGTGTGGATGGTTGATGACAACGTGGATGGATACAACATCTTGCCAGTTGTTGTGGAGGACACTAACTATTTGATGAAGCGTGAGCGCAATTTTAAAAAGTACAATCAGACATTGCGTCTACAATTGGCTAATGAATATGACACTATAAACGTTGCTTTATCTGAATTCCCATTACCTAATCCTGATCCTTGCACATTAGTTCCAACAGTTGATGCAGTTACGGTAAGTAAGTTAACCGATATTTCACCGACTCCAGGTGCGTTTCCAGTTGTGTTTCAAGGAGTCAATTGGGGTATAAATGCAGGTTCGAAATATTATGCTAAATTCTACAATCTTAACCATTTGGTTGATGACCCTGATGGTTTGATAACTGGACAAACATATAGAGTTGAGGTAACATTTAGTGCACCAATGACGGGGTTGATAAGCTTCTCATTTGGTAGGTATGCAACTGCACCTGGATTCAATGGATGGGATTGGTTGATAGATGGCAGCGTGACTACAATGCAATTCGCTAATCTTGTTTGGAATCCTTACAACTTGACAACTGGTGTAGGTGTTTATGCTATAATGGCAAAACAAGGATTAACATTCCCAGGATATAACGGCACAATAACTATAAATGTCTACTCTGGTAGCGGTTGCTAAAATATGGAAACAGCACTAATTTTATATACGCAGGATAATCAAGTACCCGTACTTGTTGACCTTTACGAGAATGAAAACATCTCATTAAATTGGTCGTTCAATGACATCAAAGACCTTGCGCCACGTGGTAATTATTCACGTACTTTTCGGATTCCATTTACGCAAACGAATGCAAGTATATTTGGATTCATTCAAGAGAACACAATTCAGTTCAGTAACTTTAATCCGAAGCGTAAAATCAACGCATCAATAACTGTTGACACTATACCAATCATTGAGGGATATGTGCAATTTAAAGCATCATACACGAGCAATGGTGAGGTGTCTGATTTGGAGATAGTGTTCTTTGGTAACACGGTGAATTTCTTCAAAACAATTGGAGATGCTGACTTTAAAAACTACATAGCAACTGAATTAACAACTGACTATCCAATTGATATAACATTTAGTACAATTGATGACGTTGCATCTTATACAGATATCCAATTTGGGTTAACGGATAGAGGCAATAAATGGGTAGGCAATAGCTTATCTGATGGGCGTTCAATTTATGTAAATCCATTCGATACATCTGAGGCGATTTTAGCGGAAATTATAAAGCCATTTGAACTTACTCCATTCGTTTGGTCAAGATACATTTTTGATAAGATTTTTGCACTCAGTGGATTCCAATTTAATGAAGCAAATAGTGCTACACTTGTAGAACAATTGGAAAAAATGTGGATACCTTTCACAAGTGAAGGCAGCACAATGCTTATGATAGGAGGGAATGGTGACCAAGCAGTGTATAGAGTTGAAGATGGTATTGCTAATATAACTTTTGATGGTGGGGATTTTTCAAGTGTAGCCCTTTCTGATAGTTCAACTATTTATAGTTATACTATTCCTGCGATGAACATTGTTAATGATCCAGGCAGTAACATATCTGGCAACAATGTTTATACTGCTCCATTTGGCGGTAATTTTATTATTAATTCAGTAATTACAATCGATGTTCCTTTATCAACTGTTTTTACTGGTACTGGTTTTGTTGATATCAATTTGGGATTTTTAATTACTAATCCTGTTGGTGATAAATCCATTACTCCTGTTGGTTTAAGTAGTGTTTTTGAACTTGGCGTTTTACAAGCTGGAACACAAACAAAAGTCGCAAGTTTAGGCCCAACATTAACAGATGAATTTTATTTAGAAAGTGGGAGTACCGTTGAAGTAGTTTTGTGGGTTTCTAATATCAGTGATATTACAAGTGTTGTTCCCGCAAATGGTTTGCAATTTTTGGACATTAGTTTAGAAACTACTGAGCCATTCAATCAAAACTCAAACATAGAATGTGTTTCAGCTTCCAAGAGTTATGGCAATCCAATTGATTGGAAAATCAATGCACCTATAATGAAATGCAGTGAGTTTATTTCATCGCTTTTCAAGATGTTTAATTTGGTAGTTATTCCTGATGATGTGAATCCAAAACTGCTCACATTAAAACCCATTCAAGAGTATCTTGATGAAGGAACTACAAAAGATTGGTCAAATAAATTAGACATCTCAAAGGACATCACATTAACCGCAACTGCAGACTATCAAGCGCAAAAGAATCTTTGGACTTACAAGCAATCAAATGACTATCTTAATAACATATACAACTCACAAGGCAACCGTGTATATGGTCGCTTAGAGTTAGTTGATCCAGAAAATGACTTTGCAACAAATGATTTTAAAGTAGAATCATTTTTCTTTCCATCTCCTTGCGCATTGATAAACAATACTGATTTAGCCATACCTAAATATATCAATGAAAGTGGAACGTATGTAGCCCCAGGGCCTCGAATTCTTTACAAAACAGAGAATCAAATTAAGGTTGACATTTATGACAATGAAACAGGTAATTTTGTTTCAAGATTTTTCCCACTTTTCAATCATTATACTCGCAACGTTCCAACACTTGCGGATGAAGATTTAAACTTTGGACAAGAAGTATCTTTACAGCGTATTGACTCACAACCTTGGAAAACTCTTTATGCGCGTTATTGGAATAAGTATATAGCTGACATTTACGCACCTGATGCACGTATCTTAGAGGGATTCTTTGCCTTAGATTTTGCAGATATTTATCAGTTCAAATACAATGACCAAATCTTTATCAGAGATTCATATTGGAGGATTCTTGAAATCAGTGATTATGTAGTGGGGATGCAAGATACTGTAAAGGTCAAACTCATTAAGGTAGTGAGCGCAACTCCTGACTGTTTGCTTGTTCCTGACAGCGTTATAAATTCTGATGGCACTGTACCTTTTTTGGATGGGGATGGGAAGCCTGCAACGGCAACAGAATCGTGCTGTAATTTGTACGGGTACTTATGGGTGAATACTGATTGCTTTGCTAAAGTTCCAGATGGAAAAACAAAAACTTTGAGAGCGGGAAACTCACCTGAATTGCTTACTACAGCACCAATAAAAGTAAATGATGCTACTACATTGATTGCAACTCCCAATAATACCATTGATAGGAGCGTATTGAATACGATGGTATACGGCGAAAGGAATACTGTTGAAAGGCAGGTTTCCAATAGCTTAGTTGGAGGCACTGATTCAAAAGCAATCAATAGAGGAATAACTATTGGAAGTGGTGGCACTTATGCAGGTCAAAACCAAAGTGGAATAATTCAACTCAACGGATTTGGCACTTGGACAAATAGCACCACATCAATTGATTTGTTATCAAATAGAGCTGCTATCACAATGCCGAATGATTCCGTATGGTATATCAAATTAATGATAGTAGCATCTCATGCAGATGGAACTGGAATTGATTTTGGAGTAACTGCTGAATTCAATTTCAACCTTCAAAACTCTGGTGGAATATCCCTCAAAAATGTAACTTTGGTAGATACATATTCAGCAGGAATTTCGGGAGATATGGAAGTTGATATGAATATAAGCGGTTCAACTTTTAACCCAATTGTTTATCTCAAGAATTCATCTTATCCGATAGCAGATGTCAATTTAAGCGCACAATTAATTTACACACAATACCATTATGAATAATCCACAACAAACATTTAAGAACATTTGCGATATGCAAAAGATGGGCATCAAGTCAGATGCTAAAAGCTATCAAAATAAATTACCAAAAGTGGTGACTGGGTGTATCAATTTCGCCATTATAGCTACTTTACTTTGGGGTACATACGAACTAATTAAAATGATATTCTGATGGCAGATAATAAAGTAGTTTTAGAATTCGAGATTAAAGGTAACGGAGAGCAAAAGGCGCAATCGGTAAGGGCGCAGATGAAGGCACTCCGTGACGAGTTGTTAAGATTAGATGAGGGGACTGCAGAGTTCGAAAAGGTGCAAAGAAAGCTTGGGGATTTAACCGACAAAGTTGGTGACTTATCCAAAGGCGTTAACACATTAGCAGGTGATCCATTGGAAAGGTTGAACAACTCTTTCTCAATGATTGGCTCATCTATACTTTCACTTGATTTTGGAGCAGCGCAACAAGGGTTGCAAGGGGTATCAAGTGCAGTTAAAGATTTCAAGTTTGGTGACTTAACAAAAGCTGCAAAAGGCTTTGGTACAACGATGTTGGACTTGGGTAAATCGTTGCTACTTAACCCAATCTTTTTAATTGGTGGAATCATCGCAGCTATTGTGATGAATTTCGACAAGTTGGTTGAGGCAGGTGGATTGGTGGGTAAGATGTTTGGGTTCATCAAAGAAACCATTGATAAAGTTACAGGTGGATTGGTTGACTTTTTGGACTATATAGGATTAACTGATAGTAAAGCTGCTGAACGTGCAGAGAATCAAAAGAAGTTAGATAAAGAAGCAGAAGATAGACGAAAGAAACAAGAGGAGCAATCGCTCAAAGATGCTGAGCATTTACACCAAGAGAAAGAACGTTTAGCCAAAGAGGCAGCGGCAAAAGAGGCAGCACGTATTCAAAAAATAAAAGATGACCAAAAGTCATTGACTGAATTCTTAAAAGCTGAACAAGAGAAAAGGTATCAAGAAACTTTATCAAATGACGAAAGAGAAATAAGACAACTTCGTCTTTTGTATTTAGAGAAAGAAAAGTTAGCGCACGGCAATAAAGAGTTATTGAGGCAGTTGGATGCATCTTATCAAGCTGATGTTTTGATGATGCAAGAAAAACAAGCTGAAGATGATGTTGTCATTGAGTCAAAAGGACTTGAAAGAAAGCAAGCCACTAATGATCAAATATTAGCCAGCACTCAAACGATGTTGGCAGGCATTACTGCATCAACTCAACAAAGTGCTGAAACCAATACGGCAATAAGTGAAGGTGAAATGCAAGCACGTTTGCAAATGGCGCAAATGGCATTAGGTGGGTTGAGTTCTTTGGCTGATGCATTAACTGCAAATGGTGTTCTAAATGCAAAGCAATCTTTCAAGGTCAATAAAGCTTTACAATTAACACAAGCGAGTATTGGTGCGGTTCAAGCGGTGCAAAATGTATTAGCTGACCCTACTTTAATCGGTGGTTCACGTTTTATCGCTGCTGCTGCTGCAGGTGTTATGGGTGCGGCTAACGTGGCAAAGATTGCCGCAATGAAATTTAATCCAGGTTCAGCAGCAACTCCATCAAGTAGTGGTGGTGGTATGGGTGCAATTGGTGGTAGTGGTGGTGGTGGTTCTACTTCCGCTCCTGCCCTTGATTTGTCTTTTTTAAATAGTCAACAAACGAAAGCACAACCGATACAAAGTTACGTTTTAGCTACTAATGTAACGTCGGCACAAGATGCACAACAAAAGATATTAGACCAATCAAAATTAATTAAATAAATATGAAAGAAGAAGAAGTAAAAGTCATCGAATACACCATTGATGACAGCGGATATTTAGGAGTTCACGCAATGTCATTAGTTGAGAATCCTGCAATTGAAGTGGACTTTGTAGCATTGTCAAAAACACGCAAGGTGCAACAAGCAGCCATTGAGGAAGGTGAACGCAAGATGGTCTATGGTGCGGTAATGATACCGGAGCAATTGATCTATCGTGTGGATACAATGAATAGAGAATATTATTGCAAGTATTCCAAAGAGACAATCAATAAAATAGCGCAGGAATATCTAAAAAGGAATATGCATCACAACTCTAATTTGGAACACGAAATTCCAGTTGTTGGTTGTACGGTTGTGGAGTCTTGGATAGTGGAAGGTCAGCACGACAAGAGTCAAAACTTTGGGTTTTCTTTCCCTGAAGGTACGTGGTGCATTGGGATGAAGATTGATAACGATGACGTGTGGGCATCTATCAAACAAGGCGATGTAAAAGGCTTTTCACTTGAAGGATTCTTCACGGAAATCAGTGATGAATATATGACACAACAAGAGATCGAAAAGATAATGAAGGAACTTGAGAATGAATTGAGTGGGTTGTGATTAATTACACCTTGTGCAGGTGTTTGTTTACCCGACAAAAAAGGCCTTCCACGTTTGGAGGGCCTTTCTTGTGAAACCGAAACAACTAAACAAACTAAAAAAACACATTACAACGGGAACAAAATTAGGTGTTTTGCTACTTAAGTAAAGAAAAAGTAAAACATAGATATGAACAAAGTAAGTGAAATCGTTTCCAAATATGCAGACCGCTTGAAGGCCTTTGGTATTCAGTTGTCAGCTGAAGGGGAAATCACAAAAGAAGCTCAAATGGCAATGGCTATTTTGGCTGATGGCACGGAGGTGTATTCTCCCGATGCTGAATTCGCAGTAGGTAGCGAGTTATTCATTATGGATGGGGATGGTAATCCAGTTCCTGCTCCAGATGGAGAACACACAACTGCTGAAGGAAAAGTAATCGTGGTTGCAAGTGGTGTAATCACCGAGATCAAAGAGCCAATGGAAGAAGAGCCAAAGGTAGAAATCGAAATCGAAGAAGAAAAACAAGCTGCTTTCGATGGAGTAAGTCGCGAAGAATTCGAGTCAACTATCAACTCTTTGGTTGAAGCATTCGAAGCTAAGATTGCAACATTGAACGCTGAAAAGGAAAACCTTTCTGCTACCATCGAAAAGATGAGCAAACAACCAGCAGTAGATTCAGTAAAGAAGTCTGTTTCAGTTGCACAAAAGAGCGCACCTCTTGACTTGGCGAAAATGGATGTTAAGAACAGAGTGTTCGCAGTAATGAATAAATACAAATAATAAAAATAAAAAAGAAAAAAAATGTCTAGTTTATCAATCAACAGTTCAACCTACGCAGGTGAATTAGCGTTGCCATACATCAACGCAGCTATCTTGTCTGGAGACACTTTAGCTAAAAATTATGTAACTCTTAAAGAGGGTGTAAAGTACAAGGCAGTTTTGAAAAAATTGTCTAACGCTGCATCTTTGGTTCAAGATGGTACAGCTTGTGATTTCTCTCAAGCAGGTGATTTGAACTTGGATCAAGCGGTTTTGGAAGTTAAAGATTTGAAAACTAACTTGGAGTTGTGTAAGTCTGAGTTCGCTCGTGATTGGGAAGCTGCTCAAACAGGTCGTGGTTTTATCAATGATGTTGTTCCTGCTAACTTTGCTGATTTCTTGATTGGTTACGCTGCTGCTAAAGTTGGTGAGACTATCGAATATACTATTTGGCAGGGTGATACAGGTGGAACTTATGATGCATTTGATGGATTCGAAAAGAAGTTGAAGGCTGCATTGGGAACAGGTGCTGATATTCCTTGGCCTACTGGTTCAACTCCATTGTCAGCAACAAACGTTATTGCTAATTTGAATTCAGTTATCAATGCTTTGCCTGCTGCTTTGATTGGTTCACCTGATACTAAGTTGTATATGAACCGTGCTACTGCCCAGTTCTATCGTCAAGCCATCACTGCTCTTGGTTATATGCAAATGTATCAAGCTGCTGATAGCTTCAACTTGCAGTTCAACGGATACGACATTTATGTATGTCCTGGAATGTCAACTGGAACAATCGTAGCTGCTCAACAATCTAACTTGTTTGTAGGTGTTGATGCTAACTCTGATTTTGCCGAAGTTAAAGTTGTAGATATGTCTTTGACTGATGCATCTGACAACGTTCGTATGGCAATGAGATACCGTGTAGGTGTTCAAGTTGGTGTAATGACTGACTGCGTAATCGGTCACAACTAATAATAACCACAAGTAAAGGGGAAGGTGGTTAGGTCTGCCTTCCCTTTATTTTAACTAATAAAAAAAATATAATAATATGGCTTGTGAATTAACCGCAGGATTCAACCTTGATTGTAAAGATACAATCGGTGGAATCAAAGCAATCTACTTGCAGCAGCACGCAGACTTTTTGACTGGTGTAACTGTTGATAGTGGCACCGAAGAAATCGATGCGTTGCCTACTGCAACCATCTATAAATACATTTGTCCAAAACACACTGGTAGCTTCACCGAGGAGGTGGCTTCAAGCGTTCAGAACGGTACAATTTTTTACACTCAAACGGTAACGGCTACTTTCTTCAAATTATCTGCTCCACGCAGAAAGCAATTGGAGTTGCTTGGCAAAAATCGTTTGGTTGTTTTTGTACAAGACAACAATGACAATATCTGGATGGTTGGTCGTATGGATGGCGCTGAA